CAGGGATTCACTATGCCACTCGGTATAGCATATCCTCATACCTTCTAAGAGTACTTACTCTTCGAGGGGATGCCATAATGGGTAATCTCGGTTCCAAACCGAGAGCCTGAGGTAGGTCAGAAACATGTTCAAGCCATTTCCAATGGCTAAAGACAGTCTTCTGGAATACCATAAGTACCTTCTCGTCGAAGGTAGTAGTATCCACATCTAAGATGTGTTTACTTGGATCATCCTTGGAATTGTTCCAAATGGTCCTAGTGAGTCCTGTTAAGGACGCAACCGACTTCTGCGCCATAAGAGCCAAGAACTTTTCTGTCTCCAAAAATGAAGACAGAAGGTTCGAGCCCTTAGTGCTCATGTTTAAACCAACAGGGGGTAAGAGATGCATTACAGCATCAAATACACGTTGTTGTCGTTTGGTCATCAATGATCTAGATTTAGGACCCAGTAATGAGGCTAAATCAAGAAATGAGTCATTACTCATAGTCCGCCACTTCAACTGCGGGATTACAGAAGTTGGTGTTACCACCTTCCCAGCAAACTCAGCAGCGCTATTAGAGGAAAGACTTTTCTCTAATGAATAGGGACAAGACGTTCGGTTGAGAAACTCAACGTATTTCTTGTATAGATCATCAGAGAAGATAACTACATCATCTCCAACAATTAGGAACTCATTATCTCTGTGTTCACAGAGTGTATGAAGTACTAATCCATGCGTCATAGTAAACGCAAAGAAACTAGGATATAAGCCAAGTGGCTGACCTCGTTTCCACTGTATATCACCATGCACTGACTTCCACATCATCCGGGAAATATCCTGGAATAATGAGATGTCAGGGATGTCACCAAAGATCGTTCGAAGGACTAACATCTGGACTTCCAGAGGAAAGTAATCTGTCGCGTTACTAAGATCCAAGGAGTGGATCACGCAACCAGACCTTAACTTTTCCTGTATTACAGGAAAAGCCTTTGATTGATCAAAAGTACAATCCCAAGGTAAAGATTGAACAATCTTTCCCAGAGTTGCACCTAGAGGCTGAAGAGCCAATTGATGAATACGGTAGGGCGAGGCCACAGCACGAAGCTTGTAGCCGGGTTCTTGAATAAAGTGGACCTCACCAGCATAGCTGATGCGATCAACTTGTTCAATTGGATGATGATCAGTCATCTGCCCAATGCCTTCAAGTACAGGAGCATAAAGCTCAGAGTACCTGTTGACAAACTGCAGATTCCTCATATTACGCATCCAAGATAACTCGTACATTACCTTTCGGTCCTGTGCGGTGTATCCTTGGTTGTGTGGCAGGGGAGCAATCTTCTCAGAACTACCTCGGTAAGTAACCAAGCGGTTATCTACCTTGATAATTGATTGAGGACCAATTACACTCATAGCTGTCCAAGAGATCTGGTTAAGATCATCAAAGGTCAGCCCTGACGGAGTAGAACATGAAACTGCACCAATGAACTTTTCAAGTTGAGATTTTGTCTCTTCTTTACTTGTTTCACTAGTGTAGATGCAGAGAGCCTGGAGGGCACGTGAGAATTGCTTCTCACCAACCTCCGCCCATCGGAATAATGCTCCAATAATCCCGAAGTATCGCCCAGATTTGTTCTTACGAACATACTTGGTGATAATAGGTAAATTACTGTGCTGTCTTATCAAGTCAACCTTGAGGGACTTGAACCTCTTGACCGCCCATTCAGGGCCGTTGTGGGTAACCCATTGCTGATATAATTGAACATAAGGTTTAATCATATGAGCA